GCAGGCCGGGCGCGATCTCCTCGACCTCGCCCGTGTCCTCGCGCACGGCCTCGATGACGACCTGCTGCGCCACCTCGCGCGGCGGGTCGTCGTGGTACTTGTCCAGCGCGCCCTTGATCATGCGCCCGATCTCGGCGTCATCGATGCTCTCACCACCCGGACGCTCGCGCGGGATGGCGTGACGCTCGATGTAGGCGTCGGCGCGGCGCTTCAGGGACTCTGGATCGGCGTCGATGCCGCGCCACGCCCTGATCCTGTCGCGCAAGTGGTCGTGGCGTGACCCCATCGTGGCCCCATCCCACGTCCAGTCGTCGTCCTCGCCCGGCTTCAGGTGCAGGGTGATGCCCCCACCGACCGTGCTGACGCCGTTCTTGCGCCCCTCGTGGGCCTTCAGCCAGTCGAGGAGCGATGCGGGGACCTCAGCGAGGGTGCGCGGGGCGTCATCGAGCGGTTCGTAGATGCCGTCGTTGCGCATCGACCACGGTCCCAGCACCATCGACTGCTCGCCGTGCTGCGATCGGCGCGTCTCGCCGCCCTGCCAGACGCCGGGGATGGTCGTCACGTCGTAGCCTTCGGGGGCGTTGACGTAGACATGGCGCCCACGGAACGTCTCACCGTCCCAGTCGGGGCCTGCGGGCTGGCTGTTGTCGGCGCGGCGCACCGTCGGGGACGCCACGGTGAACGTCGGCGGCAGTCCCTGCGCGACGAGGCGCTCGTACCAGCCGTGCTTGTCCACGTCGATGATCACCATGCGCCCCTGTGGGACGATCACGGAGTTGCGACCACCAGTGAGGACCGACGCGACCATGTTCGGGTCGTCCGTCATGTCCTGCTTCCACTTGCGGGCGACGGCCTTGCCGTCCTGCGGGCTTCCCCAGCCGATGAACGCGCCCTGCTTGGCGAGCCAGACGGCGGCTGCGACCGCTTTCTCGTGCCGGGAGGTCATCGTGCGGCCTGCTTCCGGTTGAAGACGGCGGCGGCGAACACGGCTGCGTCCTCGTCGTCGTAGATGTTGATGTTGACGCCCGCCCGATCGTCGTAGAAGGACGCTTCCCACGCCCCATCGACCAGAGCGACGGGTCCGAACATCAGGTGGTTCTCGTGAGCCTCGGTCCACGCCCACGCGCGGACCCGAACGGCCACCACCTCGTCATTCTGGCTGACGAGCATCCACGCAGGCGGGCCTTGGTGAGGCTCGATGCGCCTCCACGGGGCGTCTTGGCTGGACAGGACGTAGTTGTCCACGTACTGGACACGCGTTGTCATGCTGGACAGTCCTTTCTGGGCTGGTTTGGCCCAAGCGGGCTTGCTCTGTAAGCCCTGATGTGTCATTATCGCTCCTGCAACTTGTTCGTGCTGGACAAGAACCCGCGTGACCCGCCAGAAATGGCGGGTTTCGTGGTTCTTGGGGCCTCGTTGGAGGCGCGGACGGCTAGTCTACGCCTCCAGCCCGGCATCCCGGCGGTACGTGAGGACGTAGTCGAGCAGGTCGTCGCTGTAGACGACCACCGACCGCTTCCCGACGTGCGTGACGGGCAGTTTCCCGTCCCTGACGGCCCTGTGGATGGTCGATCGGCTGATCCCGATGCGCCTTGCCGCCTCCGTGAGGTTGTAGGCGGTGACGACGTTGGTCTTGGAGGCCATTCGCGTTCCTTTCACGCTGTGCTGGACATGAAGAGGCCCCGGTCCCGAGGAGTGGGACCGGGGCCTAGTGCCAGTATGGCACATGTTGCGTCAGAAGGGCAAGTCGTCCTCGACCGGGGCCTGCGGAGCCGCAGCGCGGGGAGCCGCTGCAGCCGCAGCCTGACGCCCGCGCGGGGCGGCGAGGACGGACTCGATCCGGCTGAAGCCGTTGTCCGCGATGATGATGCCGACCATGACCTTCTTGCCGATCAGGTCGTCGCCGTTGATCTCCATGTCGAGTTGCACGTTCTCCGCGCCCAGCATCGCGCGCAGGTACTTGACGATGTTCGACTTGGGGGTGACGGCGAGCGAGGTCAGGGACGTGATCTCGACGTCCTGATCAGGACCCTCGACCAGCCAGACCCACTCCAGCGAGTCCACCATCTGGCCCGGCGGGTTCGTGAACTGGGACGGGACCTGCTTCTCGCGGATGTCGATGAGCGTTGCCGGGTACGTTCCGGCGGGGACGACCGGCGTTCCGGCAGTGACCTTGAGTGTGACCAACGTGGTCCTCCTTCGTGCTGGGCTGTGTTCTGTGACACACCTCTGACACATGCATGATACACCGATGACACATCGGGTGCAAATGGGCTGTTCCGTCCTCCTGCTACGATGCGTGTCATGGAGCAGACAGCACCCCCCTCCTCGTCGCGACGGGCGCGCTGCCCCGTCTGCAAGTCCAAGCACAAGGCCCAGTACCACTCGCTGTACGCGGCTGGGACGTCACTCACGGTGATGGCCGAGATGTCCCGCGCGCTGGGCGAGAACGGGCACGGCATCCGGCGTGAGACGTTCGGCAAGCACCTGCGCATCTGTCTGGGCGGGCGCAAGCCCGACGCCAACGAGGCGATGGTGCAACTGGTCGCTGACGCCACCAGTGACGCCAAGACCCAGTCGGAGATCGACTTCGCGGTCGCGGTCCAGCGCCGGGCGCAGGAACTGCTGCAGGCCGGGGAGATGCGCGTCACCGCATCCCACGGCCTGCAGGCGCAGGCGCTCTTGGACCGGCGGGCCGAGAAGCAGGCTGACCGGGACTTCCAGTTCAACCTCGCGCGCCTGCTCAGTGGGGCGATCTCGCTCCCGCCGCTGGAGATCATCGAGGGCAGGAGCGTGGACCTGCTGGCGCCCGTCTCCGTGGTCGAGCCGCGTGCCTGACCTCGCGACGACGCGCGGGCGTCTCGCGTCCCGCGACAAGGACAGCAAGAACCCCGGCCCCGGCATCACGCGGCGCGCTCGCCGTGTCGAGGCCGACGGCATGGTCGCGCTCGGTCCTGCGTCGTTCGGGGCCTTTGCCACCACCGACTTCGCCAGCGACATGCTGCGTGCGAGGTACGACGTCACGTTCTTCGCCCAACGCTTCCTCGGCATCGACCCGCACCCCGGCCAGCAGCGGCTGTTCAAGGCGTACATCACACGCGACGAGTCGCGCTACCAGCCGCGCTACCTGACCCTCGCCTGCTCCGCAGGCAACCGCGCCGGGAAGACCCTCGGGCTGGCGATCATCGTCCTGCACAGCACGCTGTTCAAGATGGGGCGCCGCCCGCCCAACCCGCTCGACCTGCGCGAACTGGAGCGGTGGCTGACGCTGCCGTACGAGTGGTACCACTTCGGCATCCACAGCGAGGTCAGCGAACTCGTGTTCCACGAGTGCGTGCGCATCCTCTCGGGCACGCACGAGGCGCAGGGGCGCAAGGGGTGCCCGATCACGGAGGTGCTGGGCAAGGAGATCGCCCAGTGGGACAAGAAGTACCGGGGCGAGTACCCGATGTTCGTGTGGCACCCCGCGCTGGGCGGTGGGACCATCCATTTCCGCACAACCGGCGAACGCGCGATCGGCTCGCTGGGCAAGGACATGGACGGTGAGTCGTACGACGAGTGCGCGTTCGACCCCAACTTCGACTTCGTCGTGGACGAGGTGCTGCACATGCGGCGGCTGTCCACGGGCGGGCAGTTGCTCCTGATCGGCACGATGACCGAAGGACTCACGGCGTTCGCCGACAAGTGGGAGGAAGGCAACCCGGAGGCCCCGGACAAGCGGATCGACTCCTACTCGCTGCGCATCTCGACCCGCGAGAACATCGGGTACGGCATCGACCAGAAGATGTTCGACCGCCTGATCGCCGGGATGCCCGAGTACCTGATCCCGCAGAACATCGACGGCTTCCCGATCGAGTCACGTGAGGCGTACTTCGGGGCCGAGAGCGTCAAGGCCATCTTCCACGACGACATCCCCGAGTACACGTCAGCGCGGGCGGGCCACACGTACGTGCAGGGCGTTGACCCTGCGTTGACCTACGACTCGACGTGGTCGGTCGTCCTCGACTGCACGGGCGGCGAACACTGGGTCGGCTCGTTCATCGACCAGTTGTCCGGTCGCCAGACGCACATGACCGTGGCCGGGCTGGTGATGAACACGCACAACGCGTACAGCGCGCCCGACAAGCGCACGTCGTGCACCAGCGGACTCGACGGGACGGGCTTCGGCGGCAAGGTGTTCAGGGACCTGCTGCCCATGAACGTCCGCATGGTCGAGTTCGGTGGGACGAAGCAGCGGAAACTGCTCCTGCTGCAGAACCTCAAGAAGGCCATCGAGTCGGGACGGCTCCGTCTGCCCAAGAGCGGGAAGTGGCTGCGGCTGCGTCGGCAGTTGCTCGGCTACAAGTTGGACGACCGCAAGATCGAGCAGGACGCGGTCATGGCGCTGGCCGTCGCGGTGGACGTGGCACGAAGGAACCCCGGCGCGTCTGCGCGCGAAGTGGAGTTCGACTTCTTCTCACCTTCCCCCCACGGTGTAGTATCCGGGCAAGAAATCCTTGCCCGCCTTGCTGCACTCAAGGGGTGACCGTTCTGTGGCACTCGCGGTCCTAGACCTGAACAAGTCGATCGAGTTCTCGCAGTCAGACTTCTCGGCTGGCAGGTCGGACGGCAGTGACCTCGAACTCATGCAGCAGTTGCACCGCCGCCGCACCGGGATGATGCTGGAGCAGCAGGAGTTCGTGGCGGCATGCGACCGCTGGGACGCCCTGTACTACCCGCCCTCCTCGGCCATGCTCCCCGGCGGTGTCTCCCACTGGTCGGGGCACTCGTCCGCGAGGCTGCCGGGCCGGTCGCACATCTCGATCAACACCCCGCCGGTCTACGTGGACATCCCGGCCTCCCTGCAGGCCGTGACGCCGATCGAGAACGTGTCACCGCTGGAGGACAGCGACGAGTCGCGGATGATGGCCGCGATGGTCGAGCGCCTGTACTTCGCGTGGAAGGGCGAGATCGACTTCGACCTCGCCGGGCATCGCGCGTGCGTCGTGAAGGGCCTGTACGGGCGCACGGCGGGCAAGGTGTTCTGGGACAGCGATCTCGGCTTCCCCCGCGTCGAGGTGGTCGATCAGCCGCGCAACCTGTGGCTGGGCTGGGGCCAGAGCGACTACCGCTCACTGGACTGGGCGGCGTACGCGTACCTGATGACCCCCGAGGCGATCTACGCCGAGTACGGGCTGATCGCCGTCGAGCGCAAGGACGATCAGGGGAACTCGTACCCCTACCTCGTGTCGAGCGACATGATGTTCTCGTCCTACGGGATCAGTTCGATGCAGCCGTGGTCCGGTGGCCTGATCGAGGTCATCGACTACTGGTACCGCCAGCCCGACGAGTACGGCACACGTGACGACCTCGGGCGCGTGAAGCACGACACGTGGAACGCGATCGTCGTCGGCAACTCCGTCTCCCAGAACGCCAAGTTCCCCGAGTACGACGGCAAGGTCCCGTACATCCCACTGTTCAACTCGTACATCCCCGGTGTGCCCAACGGTCGCCCCGAACTGTTCGACATCGAGCCGCTGATCCGAGAGAAGGACGAGCGGATGACGTCGGGGTCGCAGTTGCTGCACAACGTCGTCAACTCCCAGTACTGGCAGTTGGTCGGCGCCGACGCTCCCGATCAGGTCCCGCTCGGTCTGCGGCCCAAGCCCAATCAGGTCGTCGCACCCGGTGCGGGGAACCGGATCGAGAAGATCGACCCGTGGATGCCGGGGTACGAACTGGAGCAGTTCCTCTCACGCATCGACCGCGAGATGATCGACGTGTCGGGCCTGAACGACCTGCTGCGCGGACTC